TGCCACCCATAATTTACTCCTTTCTAATAACCTCGTTCCATCCACTTAACACGTTTGATATATTTAGGTTTGTGCGAATAAAAATCATCTGCCAACATCAAAACACTTTCGCCATCAGAATTTGATGCAAATTGTAATTTCGTTTTAATTTCATTTAATTTTTTATCGCCATACCAATTGTATTTTTTCTCTAAACGCTCAATGTCGCTTAATGTTTTAGTTTTTAAAGCATTAACTTCATTTGCATCATCTAAATTTTTAAGTTTAGGAACATCCTTTGCTATTTTTATTGATGTTTTATTACCACTAATACTTGAACTTGCATTCTTGCTACCACCTGAACCTCTGCCACCCATTTTTACCTCGCTTTCTTTTTAAATTTGTTCATATATGGCTCGAACCAACGGATATTTTTATACTCGTTAAGTTCGGTCAGTCTGTTTCCATAAATCAAAATCTCTTTCGGTTCAAGTTGTTTTAACATTTCTTTAAAACCTTGCAAGAAGAGTTTTTTAGCTTGTGGATCGTTGAGGACTCCAACTGTTCCAATTGCAACAACTGAATTTTTAGGAATTCCCAAAAACGTGTATTTATAACTAGATTCATCAGACCAACTAACTGTCGGAATAACCTTAATTCCTTTGCTTTGCCAATAACAAGTACACCAACGATTCCTGTAAACTTGCCAAATTTGGTAGGCTTCAGGATAGTTCGTGTACATAGAAAAGTCCGGAGATAATACCCCTGCATATTTTTTTAATTCAGGAATTTGAGAATCAGGATTCTTCCAACAACGCTCGAATCTATAATCATCTAAAAAGAAGTGAGCAGTTCCGTTTCTATTCCCATCAACTCTATATGGAATCAGTTCTTTAATTTCAAATTCTTCAGCTTTTATATCAGGTATCCCGTACGAATTCGATGACGGGAAAAAGCCTTTTTCGGTATTTTGTACGTTTAATAAATTTCGCCAAGTCATATTAATCCACCTTATTAAATCTTTTAATCAAACTTTTTAACTTTCTTTGATCCCGTTTTGACATACAGGATTTATACTTTTGTGCAATTTCGATAATTTGTTCTGCGATGTTTCCGGCTTTTTCTAAGTCGGTTTTATCAGCAATAATATTTGTTGTTTCTTGGTTTTCAATCCTAACTTGACCATATCTCGCAAGTTGCGAGATACAGTCAGCTAGGCTTTGAAGGAGGGCAGAAAATCCTAACATATTTTTATTTCCTTAAATCAGCTACAACCACAAGCAAGTAATTTGCGAATGTTTCAAGAGCATTAACTCCCTGATGGAAGCAATAATTATCTAAATCATTCGGGCTTGTTTTAATCTTTTCTTTTAATTTGAAAAGACTGTCCAAAGCTGGCTGAGTGTAACGAGCAAGATTCTCGTATAGTTTTGTAATATATTTGGGTACGTTTTTGTCGATTAACTTCAAAACGTAAGGTTGAATCAAGTCCCATAATTCGTTTAAAACTTTCCAATCTTTAAACCTTTGCCAAAAACTCATAGTAGTCTCCTTTCTTTGTAAATGTATATTTTCCCTGTTTTATTTTTTCTTTGTACCAAGAGATTTTCTGCCTTAAATAATTTCCGATACTATTTGCACTCAAGTTCGGCAAATAGTGAATATATGTAATGTCGATTTTGCCTTCACGCAATTTCTTTTGACGGCGTTGGTCAAATTCATAATGTGTAAATACACTTTTTTCGTCAACGATTATTCCGTACTTTATTGATAAATAAGCATTCAAGCAGCACAAAGCCTCGATTTGCTTTCTTGTAAGTGGATATTTAGTCTGCTTTTTTGATTCGGTAAATTCAGCCATTCCACAAACTGCCAAGCCAATGCAACCCGTATTACCACCACCACAATGTTTAGCATATTTCCCATCATAGCAGTTTACATTGTCTTTCGGCTCATAAATCCCTGCAAAAATTCTGCCGTATTTATCTATGCAATAATGGTATGCTTGCAAATCAGTTTCACATGGAGTGTGTGCTCCTGCTGTCCAATGATTACAAATCTTTTTCAATGATGTCATAATTACTCCTTTTATTTATATCTAATGCAAACGTGAACACCTTTAGATGGTGGTTGAACAGTTGTTGATTTGCCATAAATCGAATTTGATTTTGAGGCATCAATTCTCAAAGTTCCGTTAAATTTTCCTGCTGTGTTGTCAGCTCCACCCTGCACAGTAGCATTACCCTCTGTACTTGTTGCAAAAGCTCCTGTAAAAGTCGATGTTGTTGCTTCACGACCAAGTCCTGCTGAAAAGGCTGAGCCTGTTATGTTTGGTAACCCTGCTGCGATACTGATTCCTGCTTTTTTTGTTGGTTGCAAAAATTCTTCAGTTATATTGTAATCAGGGATTCTAAATTCATCAGAGCCTTCAGTTCCGTCATTAAACTTTGTTCCAATTACTAAGAATAATTGCTCATAATCAATTCGCTTTAAAACAAAACCATCGCAGGGTAAGCACTTCGGATGCACATAATCAATAGGGTAAGTGATAAGCGAACCGACAAACTCTGGTGTTTGTAAGTTTTGACTGTAATTATTTTGATTTAAAGAGTTTGTTTTTAATCCTAGAATTTCCATTTATTTATACCTGATGCATACTTGTACTGTCTTGGCAGGGGGTTGAACTGTGGTTGATTTGCCATAAATCGAAGATGAACGGGAAGCATCAAAACGAACGATATTAAAGCTCCCACTAACTGTTTCTTGATGCGTACCACTTGCCGTACCAGAGAAATAAAAAGCTCCACCAATTTGTGCCATTTTATAATCATCGCCAGAAATATAGCCTGTAATATTTGGTAATCCTGCGACAATAGTTTTGTTTGTTACTGTGCTGGGTTGTAAAAATTCGCCTGTTATATTGTAATCAGGAATCCTGAATTCATCCTGAGACTCAGTTCCATCATTAAATTGTGTGCCGATTACAGAAAAAAGTTGTTCGTAATCAACACGTTTGAGAACAAAACCATCGCAAGGCAAACATTTTGGATGAGAAAAATTAATAGGATAAACAATAAGTGAACCAACAAACTCAGGAGTTAATTGATTATTATTGTAATTATTTTGATTTAAAGCGGGGGTTCTTAAACCTATAATTTCCATTTATTTGACCTTATTTGTATTTAATGCAGACATGGACACCCTGAGCAGGAGGTTGAACTGTGCTTGAATTTCCATAAACTGATGAACAAAGCGATGCGTTAAACCCTGCAATATAGTCTGCTTCGCCACTATTAGAAAGTGCTGCACCTCTGCCGACATAATAAAAAGCGCCTGTATAAGTTGCACCACTTAAACCAATTACACCCAATGTCCCTGTGATATTAGGTAGTCCTGCATTGATTTTATTTCCTGCATTTTGTGTTGGCTGAAGAAAACGTTTTGAGATATTATAATCAGGAATTCTAAACGTGCCGACAGCATCTTCGCTTTGTTTAAATTTATCGCCAATCACTTTGTATAATTCTTTGTAATCAACTATTTCTAAAGAATAGCCGTCACACGCAAGACAATCTTCAGGAGTAAAATCGATAGGGAATGTGTATAACGCTCCGATTTTTTCTCTCGTTAAAACTGTCTTATGATAACCATTTTGGTTTATTTGATTTGTTGATAAACTTAAAATTTCCATAATTTATTTGTATTTAATACAGATGTGAACTATTTGTGATGGGGGTTGTACTGTTGTGGACTTGCCGTAAATATTAGTGTTCATTATTAAATCGCCTGCTTTTTTCGTTTTATCAGCTTTTGACATTTGAAAGACATATTCATCACTCCCACCAGTACTGTGAGTTAAGCAGCCACCATAGTCATCGCCACTATATGCTGATAAATAAGAATTGCTATAATATTGTTTAACTGTTGCTCCTGCATCGATTCTTAATGCCAAGTCGATATTTGGTAATCCTGCCGACTTTTTTGTTCCGAAATTTTTTGATCCCGGCTGTAAAAATAACCCCGTCAAATTATAATCAGGAACTCTGAATTCATCTTCTAGTTCAGAGCCATTATTATAATCTTTGCCGATTATTGCATAGAGTTTTTGGTAATCATCAATTTTTAAAGCATAACCATCACAAGCAAGACAGTCTTCAGGAACGTGTCCGTTG